AGCAATGGTTGCGTTGCCAGATGTTAAGATGATAAATCTTATGTCTAAAACAATCATACAAGCAGCACAAAAAATGATAGATCCTCCACTATTAGTGCCTGATGATGGGTTTTTGCTCCCTATAAGAACCCAACCTGGGGGTCTCAACTTTTACAGATCAGGTTCTAGGGATACGATTACACCATTACAAACAGGTGCTAACATACCTATTGGATTGAATATGGAAGAACAACGAAGGGCAGCAATCCGTACAGCGTTCTTCGTTGACCAACTTTTAAGTGGCAATCAGCCAAACATGACAGCCACAGAAGTAATACAAAGACAGGAAGAAAGAATGAGAGTTATTGGTCCTGTTCTTGGTAGGTTGATGAATGAAATGCTAAGACCTTTGATAGACAGGGCGTTTGCTTTGATGCTGCGTGCTGATATGCTTGCAGTACCACCAGAGGTATTGCAGGGAATGGATATTGATATTGAATATGTATCACCACTAGCTAGGGCACAGAAGTCTAGTTCTGTTAATGGTGTGATGAGAGCCTTAGAGATATTGATGCCACTGTCACAAACATTGCCTGTTGGAGATCACATTGATCCTGATGGATTGGTAACTTATCTAACTGAAGCTCTAGGTGTTCCTAAGAAAGTTCTGAAGTCACAGTCAGCCGTTGATGAAGAAAGAGAACAGCGTGCAATGATGCAGCAAGAGCAGATGGAAAGACAGATGGAGCAAGAAGATGTTGCTACTGTAGGTCAGGCTGCACAAGCTGTAAGAATGGTGGGTGCAAATGAATGACCAGATAGCACAGCTAAAGGTTATGTATAAAGATACATTTAAAGACAATGCTGGAAAGAAAGTTTTGGAGGATTTGGAGTTACGCTGTAACTGGCGTGCTTCAAGTTATGTAGCTGGAGATGCCAATGCTACAGCCTTTGAAGAAGGTAAAAGGGCAGTCATACTACACATTTATAATATGTTAAAAGAGGAGTAAATATGTCAGAACAAGTTGCTGAACAGGTAGCCGAGCCAGTACAGCCTTCAGTGTTGGAAACACCTGCTGAAGTTGCACAAGGTGGGTCTGGTAACAGTTTCATTGAAATGATACCAGAAGAATTAAGGGAGCATCCAAGTTTATCACCAATTAAAGACGTTGGTAATCTAGCAAGGAGCTATGTAAACGCACAGAGATTAATAGGCAGTGATAAGATTCCATTGCCTAAGAATCCAACAGACGAAGATTTAGATAACATTTACAGTAAGTTAGGCAGACCAGAGACACCAGAAGGTTATGAGTTGCCTGTTGATGGTAATGTTATTACTGAAGATGTTGCCAAACAATATGCAGATATTGCTCATACTTTAAGACTAACACCACAACAAGCACAAGGTGTATTGGATTATTACAAAAGCTCAGTTGCACAAAGCACAGAAGCTATGGCAGCACAAGCAGAAGAACAGGCTGAAGCTACAGCAGCAGAACTTCAAAGAGAATGGGGTCCAGCTTTTGAGCAAAAGGTAACGGCTGCAAAAGAAGTTGTTGAGCAGTTTGGTGGTAGCGATTTGCTACAGATGAAGCTAGAAGATGGTACATTGATTGGTAATCATCCAGCTTTTATCAAAGCATTTGCTGCTATGGGTGAGTTTAAGTCTACTGTTACAAGTGAAGATACTGTATCTGATAATGCTGTAAACAGAGCTTACACACCACAAATGGCACAACAAGAAGTTGACTCAATTATGAACGACAAGACACACGCTTATTGGAATAGGAAGGATCCTGTAGGAAGACAGCGTGCTATTGAACGTATGCAAGAATTGATGGGATATATTCATGGATAATGAATCACTCTCTCAAGAAGAAATCCGTTTGGAATGTTTACGGCTTGCAGTTGAATTTGGTACACAAAGAGATTTGTTGCATCCAGATAAACTTGCTGATATATATTACGAATGGGTTATGCAGGGTAGCTTGGCAACAAGTCCTCAAGACAATCGGAAAGACGATAGCCTAAAGTTGGCTCAAAAAACTAGGAGTGTCCGTAAAGGGTAGCACGCTGCAAACTAAATCAAATGTAACTTTTACGAAGGAGACTTAAATGTCATCACAAGTAACTACAGCATTTGTCCAACAGTATTCTGCTAACGTGCAGATGCTATCTCAGCAGATGGGAAGCCGTCTAAGAGATGCAGTTCGTGTGGAGAATATTACTGGTAAAAATGCTTTTTTCGACCAGGTAGGCGTTGCTACTGCTCAGTTGCGTACCACTCGTCATGCCGACACACCACAGATGGACACACCTCACGCAAGACGTAGAGTGAGTCTAGCTGATTATGAGTATGCCGATTTAATTGATGACCAAGATAAGGTTAGAATGTTAATCGATCCTACATCTTCTTATGCACAAGCAGCTGCTGCTGCAATGGGAAGAGCAATGGATGACGTTATCATCTCTGCTGCACTTGGTACAGCTTTTACAGGCGAAACAGGCTCAACATCAACATCTTTCAAAGCTGCAAACCAAATTGCAGATGGAAGTGCCGATATGTCTATTGCCAAGTTAATCGAAGCTAAAAAGATTTTAGATTTAGCTGACGTTGACCCATCAATACCAAGATATATTGCTGTTGGTCCTAATCAGATTGAAGCTCTATTAAACACAACATCAGTAACAAGTTCTGACTTCAACACAGTTAAGGCTCTTGTACAAGGTGATGTGGATACATTCTTAGGCTTCAAGTTTATCGTAACAAACAGACTATCGATTGCATCTAATATCAGATCATGTTTTGCTTGGGCAGAAGATGGTATTGCTTTAGGTATTGGAAAAGATGTCAATGCAAGAATAGATGAGAGAGCAGATAAAGGTTACTCAACTCAAGTTTATTACTGCATGAGCATTGGTGCTACTAGGATGGAAGAAGCCAAAGTAGTACAAATCGACTGTGATGAATCAGCTTAAGGGAGAGTGAATAATGACTACAAAGAACACAACTCTTGTAAGTAACTTCGAAGCTACTCCTCAAGTTATTTCAGAAGCTCATTCACTACATGGCGTTTTGCGTGTAGCACAGGGCACAGTTGCATTAGCTGCTGGTGATAGTACAGACAATGATATTGTTATGCTTGCACCAATTCCTTCTAATGCGTCAATCACAGCATTAAAGATTGCATCTGACAGTTTAGGTGGAAGTTGTACTTTTAATGTTGGTTTGTACACAACAGGTGGTACTGTTGTAGACGAAGACGTATATGCAACACTTGTTGCTGACGAAGGAGCTATGACAGACGTAAGATCTGAAGCAGACATCACTACAGTTGGTCAGCAAGTGTGGGAAGATGCAGGTGCTTCATCTGATCCTGGTGGATACTATTATGTTGCAGTAACATTCAGTGCAACAGGTGGTACAGCAGGTGATATGTCATTTGTTATAGAGTACGTTGTTAACTAAAACCATTGTAAGGAGCAGTTAATCTGCTCCTTACTCTTAGGAGTTTGATATGCCGTCAGTAGTAGATATTTGTAACGAAGCTATGGATTTACTTGGTGCAGCTACAATAACTGCATTAACGGAAAACTCTAAAGAAGCACGACTTTGTAATAGAAGATTTGAAACAGTAAGAGATGCCGTTTTAAGATCACATACTTGGAATGTAGCTATATCAAGAGCAACACTAGCAAGAGATAGTGATGCACCACCATTCGGATTTACCTATCAATATACATTACCAACAGACCCTTATTGCTTAAGGGTTATTTCTTTTTGGAACTCTAACGTAAACAATGATGTTGCAGCTTATGACAGCAACGTGATGTATAAGATAGAAGGCAGAAAGATACTTTCTAACGAAGGTACTTGTTCTATAATATATTTATCTAGGGTAACAGATACAGAACAATACGATCCTTTGTTAAGTAGCACGATTGCACATAGACTTGCATCAGAGACAGCCTATGCCATAACTGGCAGTAATGCTTTAGCACAATCTATGTATTCTTTATATCAAGCAAGATTAAGTGAAGCTAGAAGCATGGATGCACTAGAGGGTTATCCAGAACAACTACAGGCAGATACTTACACAAACGCAAGGTTCTAATATGGCTAGAGTATCGTCTATCATCACCAACTTCAGAGCAGGTGAGATATCGCCACGATTAGAAGGTCGTATTGATTTACAGAAATATAATGAAGCCGTAAAAGATTTAAGCAATATGGTTGTGTTTCCACAAGGGGGTACAACAAGAAGACCAGGTACATACTATGCAGGTAGTAGTAAAGATGGTGGGAAAGTAAGATTAATACACTTTGAATACTCTGATGAACAAGCATATGTATTAGAATTTGGTGCAAACTATGTAAGATTCTTCAAAGATGGTGGTTTGTTAACAGAAGCAACCACAGCTATTACAGGTATAACACAAGCAAATCCAGCAGTTGTAACGTCTGCATCACATGGTCTAAGCAATGGTGATAGAGTATTTATTGCTAGTGTTGCTGGGATGACAGAGGTAAACAACAAAGAGTTTACTGTTGCTGGTGCTACAACAAATACATTTCAATTATCAGGAATAGATAGTTCTGCATTTACTGCATATACAAGTGGTGGCACAGTAGGAAAAATAGTAGAAGTTACAACGACTTACAGCGTAACTGATATATTTGAGATTAACTATGCACAATCAGCAGACGTATTATATCTCGCACATAAAGACCACGAACCTGCAAAGCTAACTAGAACAACTGCAACTAGTTTTACTTTAGCAGACATAGACTTTGTTGATGGTCCTTGGTTAGATGAAAACATAACTAGCACAACATTATATGCTTCAGCAGACACAGGTTCCGTAACGCTTACAGCTTCTGCTAGTTTATTTGCAAGTTCTGATGTGGGAAGATTGGTTAGGTTTCGTGAGATATTAGAGATACACCATGACGAATGGGCAGCTTCTACAAATTATGCAGATGGTGATACAGTTCGTTATAATGGTCATGTATATGAACAGGTAACAGGTAGCACGCAAACATCAGGTAATACACCACCAGTACACTTAGAGGGCACTGAAACATATGGTGCGTTAGATTGGGAATACAAGCATGATGGCACTGGATACTTGGAGATTACTGCATTTACTAGTGCAACTGAGGTAACAGCTACAGTTAAGAATGACACAGGTGTTTTGCCAGATCATGTTATTGGTTCAGGCAATGCGACAAAGTTATGGTCTTTAGGAGCTTTTGGTGGGGATCAAGGGTATCCTAGAGCTATAGGTTTTTATGAGGAAAGATTGTATTTTGCTGGTACAACAGGTCAGCCACAGACTATCTTTGGTAGTGTGTCTGCTGATTTTGAGAATCATACACCTGGTACCAATGATGATGATGCGATAAATGTAACGATAGCATCAGATCAAGTTAACGTAATTAAGCATCTATTACCAGCTAGATTCTTGCAGTTATTGACTACGAGTGCTGAGTTTACCTTATCAGGTGGTGCAGGATCAGAGCCAGTAACACCTACGAATGTTAACGTGCTACGAGAAACAACATTTGGCACAGGTAATGTAAAGCCTTTGAGGGCAGGTAACAGTACGATACTTATACAAAAAGGTGCAGAAAAGGTAAAAGAGATAACCTTTGATTTAGACACAGATGGATTGTTGGGTGTTGATTTAACTGTATTAGCAGACCATTTAGCTAGAGGTGGCTTGACTGACATGGTATGGCAGCAAGAGCCAGAGCTATTATTATGGTTTGTACACGCTGATGGTAGGCTTATAGGTCTAACATATGATAGAGCAAACGCTACAGTGGGTTGGCATGAGCATAGTTTAGGTGGCAGTGGTGTGGTAGAAAGTATCACAGCTATACCTAGTGGTGCAGAAGACCAGGTATATCTAAGTGTCAAGAGAACAATAGATGGATCAACTGTAAGACACATTGTGTATCTTAAGTCATTATATTTTAATGATGATGTTGCAGATGCTTTCTTTGTAGATAGTG